TTTGTTTTGGTCTAGTGGTTTTACTTCACCTTTTGGGTGTGAAGCAGCTTCTCTTGCTGAAAGTGGATTCAACCCAATTTTTTGCTCGTTTGCTCTTTTTGCTTGTTGTTCTTTAGTTTCTTTAAGTTTTTTTGCATCTCTTGCTTTCGCATCTGCAATATCAATTTTAGTATTAGTATCTATTTTATCAGGTAATAATTTTTCTTTTAATTTTTTACTTTCTTGTTTACCACCTGTTTGTTCTTCTGAATAAGGTTTAGTTTCTGTCTCTTCAGTTATTTCTGCTGGTTTTAGATCTCTTTTCTCATCTTGCTCTTTTCCATATCTCACATGAGCTAGTTCTTGTTCTTTTGAAAATTTACCTTCACCAGCAGGGTTAGTGAATTTTTTACCTTTACCTTTCTTACCTTTAGGTTTCTGTTTCTTTTTTGGGTCTTTTGATTCTACATAAGCTTGTTCTGCTGGAGCTTTAATAATTTCATATCTAATTCCCCAAGTATTGAGATTAATCTCAGGTTCGCCTACGGTCATTCCTTTCTCTCTTCTTTTTCGTCTTCGTCTTCTTTACGTTCTTTTTTATCTTCTTCTTGATCTCTGTAACGACCTTTACTATCAGAATATCTTGCATTATAAACACCAGTTGTTTCAGTTGAAGTTACACCACTGTTACCAGCACCGTCACCTTCTTTTGCTAACAACCATGCTTCCCATAAATCATTTGGTTGTATTTCTCCCTTTATACTTGAACCATGTGGTTTATCTCCACTTGTTGTTTCTTCACCTGTTGGTTTTAAAGCACCCTTTCTTCCTTTACCATGTGTTCCACTAGCACCACGACCATAAGATGTAACATTCATATCTGCATCACTTATTGTAGATGGTGAACTCATTGGTGGTTTACTACTTGCTGGTTTTGGAGCTTCTGTGTTACTTATTGGTTTGTTTTCTCCACCACTACCAGCATCTGGGTTGTTAACAAATTTTGATCCACCTTGTTGGAATTTATTTACATAATTTTTCTGTTTATCATCATTACCACCATTCTTTCTCCAATCTTCATTCATATCATCTTTATCTTCTTTATGTGATTCTTCAATACCATTATTTTTTTCTACTTTTGGTTTTTCTTTTTCATGTTTAAATTCTTCTTTCTTGTCATCAGTTGTTTCGCCTTTATAGTCTTCAGGTGTAGATACATCAGTGTTTGTTGAAACACCAGCTCTATTACCACCTATTTGTCCATGTGTTGATTCTTCAATATTTGTTTTTTGAAGAACATCTTTAAGTTCTTGTGGTAAATCTTCCCAAGTTTTTGTTAAAAATCTTGGACTAAAAGCGTGTGCTTTTTGTAATTCAATTGTTTTTTCTTCCATAGTCATATCATTCCAAGTTTTATTGGTTAATATATCTTTAACAAAAAATGTATCATTTATATGAATTTCATCAATAACTCCACCGTCTTTCAAAACCGAAAGATATGCGTTATTCATCTTAACAACAATACCACGATCTTCTTTACCATTTACATAAAAATGTATGTTATCTCCTATTTTCGTGTGAGTTATTTTGTTAATATCTTCCATCTTACTCATCTTTTTCATGCTTTCTTTCTATATAAGGTTTATTACTCTCTTTATCTTCTTTTTCCTCTTCTAATGAAAAATCATCTTTAGAAGTTTGTAAAACCCTAGGATCTTCAAAGCCTGTTTCATGTGGATTTCCATATCTTGCATCGCCTTGACCTTGATCTTTCACTATTTCTAGCCAATTTTCCCATGATTTTTCCTTTAAAGCCTTCCATTGTATAGGTTTATTTATGTGAGTTTGATAATTATTCTCTTTATTTGGTGATTCTGCGTAGTCTTTTTGTGGAACCTTGTTTTTTTTGTCTAACCATTCTTCCCATGCCTTTTGTTTTATCTTTCTTTTCTTTTTACGTGCTTCTATGGCTTCAGGTGTGTTATATTCCTCTGCTTCCTTTTTATCAAATTCTGCATCTAGTTCTTTTTGTGTTTTTGGTACCACTCTTGTGCTACCAGCCCCACTATGTTCATGTTCTGGGTCTTTTAAATATTGTAATTCTATATTTTCTGGAAGATTTTTAACATTTTCAGGTTTTAAATAATTACTTGTACTTCTACCTCTATTTGTGGTTTTATGTTGTTTTGTGCCTATTACTGCTGGTTTCTCATCTCTTGTGTTTGCAAAATGACCTTTTACTGTTTTTGGTGCATTTGTTATGTTCATCTGTGTTATATCACTAGCTGTATCACCTTCTTTTTGTCGTGCCACATCAGTTCCTTCGACTCCACCCATACCTTTTTCTAACCATATTTCCCATGATTTTTTCTTCTCTACTTCTTCTAATTCACCATCTGTTAATTCTTCCAAATCTTCTTCTTCATCCATAGCCAGATTTTTACCTTCTGTGGCTTCATATTGTTTTATTTGATCTTCTCCTTGTCCTGCAACGAACTCTTTTTCTCTTTCTAATTCTGTTATACGTTTTGGACTAAGTTTTGGCTTTGATAATTTTCTAGTTTTTGGCATTCTTCTTACTCCTCCACCATGTTCTACCTCTGCAAGTTCTCCTCTCAAGGCTTCTAATTTAGCCTGTGTTGCTCGTATTTGTGGGTTTGGTGAATCTCTCTTTACCATATAAAGAAATGGTGGCAATAATATATAAAGATTTTATCCAAAAAGATGTTTTTGAAGGTGTTCTTTTATATCCATAACGTGCCATCCACCACCACCTTGGACTGCTCTACAAGCCAATACAAGACTATCTGGGTAGTCATCATGCTCCTCTGATTTGATTTTCATCACACCAGTTTCAGTGTATTCTCTTCTTAGGTATGATAGTTGATACACTAACTTGTTTATTTCTTTCAGTTTTATTTTATGGTTCTCAAATAATAGACGTAGATTCTTGTACATTTCTGCTTTTTCTTGTAGTGTGAAAACAACTCCCCTAACTGGAAGATCTCTCTCTCTTGCCAAATCAACCAATCCTCCTCCAAGACCTGTTTCATCTATAAATACACTTTCAACTTTATAATCTCTGACAAGATCTCCTATTCTACCACAAACGTCAACTACATTTGATTGTGCTTCTGCTATAATTTCTTCAACAAAAACAACCTCTTCTTCATCAACCCCTATTATAGTAAATACTGTCTCATCACGCCCACTTCTAGCAATATCAACACCCATATAGTAATTAATTCTTCCTCTAGGTTTATAGTCAGTTATTGCTTCTTTTATTAGGTTATTTGGTATGAGTGCATTACCTATATCTAAGAATTCGCCCTCGACTTCTTGTACATATTCATCTCTTGTAAGTTTTTTAATTTCTTCTATAAATGAAGGATCTTCTTGAATGAGTGGTGAATCAGTTGATTTCACATGAAACTCTGTCCACATACCATCAGGGTTTTTTGGTTTAGCGTTCTGACAGGCTTCAAAAAAGTAACCTGATTTTGAAAACGGAGTTGATGTGAGCCATACCCTAGCGTGTGTAGCCATTCCAGAAGGCAAGAACGCTTTCAATATACTTGATTTAATGAAAGAACATTCGTCAGCAATAATACAATGTGGTGAGTAACCCCTAAGTGATACACCAGTCTCACCTGTTGCCCTAGTAATTATTTTTGACATACCCTTTCCATCAAGATAATTAACCCATAATTCTGATTGTGTATTTCTTACGATATACCCTTTAAGAAAATCATTATTAATGACAAGACTTCTTATTCTGTCAAACATGATTGTTGCCTGATTTTGTGTAGGTGCTGCGATAACTATAGTACATTCATCTTTTACTGTTTCAAGTTGTAGTGGTGCAAAGAAAGCAAAATGTATTGCTTTTACGGCTGTACTCATTGTTTTACCAACCTGTCTTCCACTACGATATACTATGAATCTATCTTTACAATTTACATATTTTTGGTTGTAATCGAATAGTTTGTGGTTAAGAAACACTTCACTAAATTTACTTGGATTTGTAGCACATTCGGCTATAACTTGCATAAAGTCTTTTCTTTCCTCGATTTCTTCATTTGTAGGTCTAGCCAATTTTTTCACCTGTTAATTCTTTTATTCTCTTATCATATTCATGACAAATACATTTACAGTCAACAAACCATTCATCTTCATGTTTTTGTTCACACGCCAAACAACCTTTAAGCATCTTCAACCCACACCCATTTACCTTTACTATTCATTTTTATAGGTTTTTTTGGCTTCTTTTTGCCTTTTATTTGATTTAAGAACATCAGTTGATTAGCTAACATATACGTTAGTTTTGTTTTTTCTGAGCCTTTAGCTGTTTTTAATTTTTCTTCAATTTCTCTTACAAATTTTTCTTGAACTTCTTCAGATGGAAGTACAAATTTCTCTTGTCTTAACCAATCAAACATTTAATCTCCCCCACCCTTTTGGGCTTTTATCTGCCTAAATATGTTGGCTATATCACCCTCTTTATCATATTCTTGTTTTTCTGTTACAACTATCTTACTATTAAGATCATTTATTGATTTAACTATCTCAAGTAAAGTTTTAATCTCAGATTTTGTGTTTCTATCAGGTATATTACCGTCCATTTTTGCTTGTGTGAGAGCCATTAATACATTTTCAAATGATATTTTTGCAATCATATCAATCATGGCTTTTAAATCTTCTGGATTTCTAGTATCTAATTCATTTATGAATTTTAGAAAATCTTCTCTTATGGCACAAACAGCTCCAACTTCATATTTAGGACATTTTCCATTTCCACCATCTTCGATAGATCTATATGCACATTGATCACACAATGCAGGTATATTTGCATCTTTGAAATGTTTTGCAGAGTTGAAAGGACTTATGGTTTTTCTCTTATCTTCCACAACTATATTTTTTCCATCAACTGGTTTTATTTTGAATAAATTATCCTTTTTGTCCATTATATAACAGTTATTTCTCCATTATTAAAGTTTTTCATTCTCCAATAATTTTATGGCATAAACATTCGCATTTAAGACCCACACGCACCACAGGGCATTCAACATGATCATGACTTATACATTCAGGCGAAACGTGTTTTATTCTTGTGTCCATTTTTCCCTATTATCCTCAAAACACTTTGTTGCATATGGACACATACCATCACAAAGAAAACATTTTGTTCTTTCTGGGAGAACTCCTTTTGACATTGAAGTTTTTATGATATTTGCTTTCTCTATAATATCAAGTAGTGTTTCTTCTATCGGTTTTAATTTAAAAGACATAACAACAGGTTTATCTCTTGAGTCTTTTTCTATTCTATTTGAAATATAAATAACACACCCAAATTCAGCATCTATATCATAACATTTTTTTAGAAGAACTCTATATCTATTAATTTGATCTCTATGTGAATCACTAACTTTACCACTTGCTCTACCAAAATAATCTATAGAACCTGTTGTTTTTTTATCACATATTACCCATTTACCTCCAACCTTCATCAAGTCGTCTATACTACCATAAATTATATCTAATTGTCTTGGGTCGTCCTCTTTTATTTTTAATGCTTCTTCTCTTGTTAATGCAGTATCTGTAACATAATCATATGCCAAGAATTTTTCATGATTCTCTTCTGTTGCTAACTGAGAGTTTGAATGAACACATTGACCAAAATATAATGATTTAACATCTTCTGTAGAAGCACCTGTTTTAGGTTCTGTTTTATTATAAATAACATTTCTCATACATGGTTTAATTATATCAGAAACGTGTATTTGACCTAACCTTTCGGTCTTTAAAGCATCCATTTGAGATCTTCTGAACTCAAAATAAATATCATTATTAATATCTTCTAGCTTTAGCATAAAGATATTAAGTGAATGCCTTATATAAGGCTATCTACCCAACTGTGTTTGTGCAATCGCAACCTTCAACGCTACATCCATTTGTG